CTAGCAAGTACGTATCAGATGCGCCCGCATAAGCGGTACCATCCTGCCGTCTTACGGGCCGTAACCCATATCCTGCGCTTGTAGAAGACATAGTATGTATCCTTCATTAAAAGTTAAGTTAGGTTCCCCTACCAAAGGTAACCTTCGTTTTCCGCTCATTAAAGAGCGGCATACGCGGATCATTTTCTCGCATGAAGTTGTTATCAACTGACTGCATTTGTTGATTGGCCTGAGTTTGATAGTACTCAGTCCTCTCTTCAGCCATTTCGATTGGAGCCTTGCACAGCATTAACCCTCCGATCACTACGTTATCTGCGAACTTTTCGTTCTCAGTAGTTACCATAGTTATTTCGGGGTGATCCACTGCTTTTACAGGCTCCCAGCCTTCACGCAATTTTGAAGATACGTTAGTGGCATCGACATTACCTTGCGTACTTACACGTATCCAACGAAACACATAACCCGGCTCTTCAGTAGGCGAAGGTAAGACTTCAGGCTTTGCCCAAGACTTCTTTCGGGTCGTTGTTTCACGTGTCTCAAGTTCACGGTCTGTACGGTTCAATGTATTCTTAGCCATTAATCTTTCCTCATTTTCAGTGCAGCCTCATGTCGGGCGTATTCCTCAAGCGGTATACCTAGCTTTTTAGCTAAGGCCACTTGGGTTCTCTTTAACGTCACTTTTTTAGATGACGTACTTCTTGTAGCGGGCGCGACAACATTAGATCGTCGTTTAGATTTTGTTTCTACTTCTACTTCATCAAATTGCTCTGGGAACAATTTACGCATACGAGAATTTATAGTCTCGTAGTATTCGTCACTAGAGGGATCTACTCCCTCATTAACAAGTCTACCATGCAAGCCTCTAGCATATCCTGTCATCTCTGGATCAGAATTAAACCAAGGATTTTCCTCGGCCCACTCTTGAGCGCGGGGATCAACAGCTTGCTGGGCAGCTTCTTGTGGTATTTGTACCTCATCCTCTGCTTGTTGTAAAGGCTTTGGGTTGTAGTTAGCTAACTTATCTGCTTTTATCTTAGCATTGGTTAGTTTTTCTTGGGCATCTAATATTTTATCTGAATCTCCAGATTCATAGGCGCTCTTATACTGGCGTTTAGCAGAGTTTATCTGTGTCTCTAACGCTTTCTTAGCTTGGCCTATTAATACTGCCTGATTCTTATCTACAGTGCCTTTTAAGTTCTTGTTCTCTTCTACAAGCTGAGTCGCTAATCTTTCTAGCTCTTGCCGGTCTCGGAGGGCTTGTTCTTTGGCTCGCCTCTCGTCATGGTAGCCTTTACTAAAATGCTTAATCCGGTTACGTACTTTTTCAGAGTAGTCTTCCAACTCCTCATCCGTAACTTCAGGCGGAGGCTCAGAAGGCTTACGGTTACGGTCAGCTTTAGGTACATCATCGACAACTTCAATCTCATATTCATCGTCTGGCTCCGGTTTAGCGGGTTTTTTAACTTCTTCCGCATCGGTGCTTTCTATCTCAATGTCTTCTCCCTTATCTTCTTTATCGTCAGGGAACTCAAACTCTACTTTTTGGAATGGCATATATTACTCCTTTACACTCGTGATACGCCACGAGGATCGGCTACAACTGCTTCAATCGAGTCATCGTTCATTAAACGATACTCAACACCACCTACCTTAAACCTTGTACCTGTGTTCATACGGAACATCACGTAGTCACCCTGTTTACACCACGGGCCAGTAGGGAAACGCCCTTCGTCGGTATAGGCTTGCTCACCCATATCTAACACAAGACCGATAGTAGACATCACTGTGTCTAGATGTACTTCTCTACTAGATTTAAGAATCCCACTGTCACCATAGGTATCTTCTACCTGTGGCATAGCTACTAGTATTCTGTAGCCAACAGGGGTTGGTAGTTGAGCTTCTAACTCTTCTTCCGTTGTCTCTTCTTGCTTTGGAACTGCACTTAATTCAGTCATCGTCATCTTCCAAGTAGTTGCGCGAGAGGTCATTTACGTGGTTCATACAGGAAGTGAGACCTCGGAGCATTCCTGTTATCTCCTTGTATTGGGCGAAGTCTTTAGCTCCACCATTACCTAGGAAATTAGTTGCTGAAGACATATCTTCTTCGATTTTTTCTCGTAGCACGTCAAAGACGGTTTTAGCCATAATTATTCCTTAGTCTTGTTAGAAAGTATGTTAGCCGCCTGAATGTCTAACTGAGTGTTAGCTTGTCGTCTATCAGCCGCCATTTTTAACCCATCTTTCTGTGCGTCCAACATCATTTCTTTCTCTTGCTGTTGGAGTTTTGCAGCACTAGTCTGCGCGTCAAGCTGTAACTCTTGTTTGTCTAGGGCAAGTTTAGCGGCATCTATCTTAGTACCTGCTTGCTGTCCCTGTGCTTTGAGTTGTAGCTCGGCTTGTCTGATCTGCGCGTCAGCCTGATCTTTCTGGGCTTTGCGTTGTACTTCTGCTTGTTTAATCTGCATGTCAGCTTGTTGTAATTGCATGACAGGATCTTGGGCTTTAGCCATAGCTTCTTTCTGAGCGGCCTCTTGTTTATTAAGAGCGGTTAACTGTTGCCCAGCTTTTGCTATTAACTGTGCTATATCTGCCGCGAGTAAATCTGGTAATTCTTCGTTGGGCAGAGGAAGCGTTGCGCCTAATTGTTCCTCAATCTTGTTTCTGTACTGGAACGCTAGGTGTTCTGCAATGTGTGCTTGTAATGCAGCCATGATCTGTTTAGCTTGTGGGTTCTGTTTTGTAAGCCCACCGATCATGGGGTCTTGTATAAACGCTACGTGTGCAGCTATATGTGACTCGTGGTCTTGTTGTATAAACGCCTTTAGAGGTTTGCTCATAAGTGAGTTCATATTCTCGCTTACGGGATCTACTGGCTTTAAATCGTCTTCTATAGGCACTAACTTATCAGCGTTCTTGACCCCTAGCACTTCTATCATCTGCCTATGTAACTGCGGAAGATTGTATATCTGGGGGGCTTGCTGAGACATCTGTAGCACTGCTTGATACTGTACTACCCGTTGTGCCATTGTAGAGCTATTAGGGTCACTTACAGGGATTACATCCACTAGCATGTAGTCCTCTTGCCTAGCAGATACATCGCCTTTTGCAGGGTTGTACTCGTACCCTACGTCGGAATACTCAGCAATAATGGACTTGAGCATCTTGAATTCTTGCTTCATCGCGTAGTGAACACGCGCTTGCACTGCTGCCATAGGCTTCAGCGTTCTTTCTAACAATGCTAACGTAGTACCCACTGGGGCATTAGCTGACATGTCAGATATGTTCATGTCACTAATAGCACCTAACCTACGGCCTTCATTAGTGATCTTATCTAACAGAGCAAGTAGAGTCTGGCTTGGCTCCTTATAAGGTAACGGCATAATATTCTCACGAATACTGCCTGACGGTACGTCTACGTCCTTGAACTCTCCCGGCTCTATAGGTGTGTCATCGCCTTTGATCCGCAACCCACGAGACTTTAGTCCTCCGGGGAGGTTAGAAAGCGTACCAGCGTCCACCAATTGCCGTATAAGCGAGGTTCCTGCCCTAGCGTACCCCCCTATGATATGTATCAGTCCAAGGCCGTAGAAGCCAAATCCGGGGATATATACGTAATGCACAAAGTGCTGCCGCTTCAACATCAACTCGTCGTCAATGTCCCAATTACGGCGTATAGCTAATATCTCGTCACTACCCCGATCCATAGTAACAATGTAAGGTTTGGCTATCTCATCCTCATCTTCGTCAACCCCATCGATTATGAGATCAGCATGTACTTCGTATAGCGCATACCTATCGTCATCCGTTATAGAGTATCCACCATCTTCGGCTTTCTTCTCTTCAATATCACTGTGGTAGGGAGTAGCATCACCTAGCTCTACGTCTCTGTAAAAGCCGCTGGCTTGTAATTTTTTAACCTCGTTTTTTGTTTTCCGCATAACGTGCGTTACACGCTCTGCCGTTTCTATGTGAGACGCTCCATATGGCACTATAACGTCTTCTGCTGGGATATATACTGCTACCTGTCTACCTAGGTTAGGGTCAAAGTAAACCTTCTTAAACGCCGATCCTGCGAGTCCTAGGCTGTATAGCATCCGCTCATGTTCGGGACGATACTCTACCATCACCTCTGTAAGCTCGTAGTTCATGTCAGCCTTGACACGTTCCGCAGCTTCAGTCTTCTCAGGAGTCTCTTTGCCTATGACCTTTACCCGTACTGGGCCTCCAGCAGGGAAAGTCTCACTCATTGTCTCTGCTTGGAACCGTATTGCAGCTTCGGCTAGAACGGTAGAGTGTACCCCACAGGCTCCTTCCCAAGGCGTTGTACGTGCTTCGTACTTAAACCCAAGGACATCTAGCCCTTTAGCGTATGTGTCAGCCCACTCTTTACGGCTATCTATGTCTGAATCTATTAACCCACCTAATTCGTCTGCTAAAGAACCCAGCACAGATTCTTCTAGCCCGTCAGCTAGGTTACCATCGAAAGGTATTTCGCTGTCTATACCCATATCAGGTATTATGGTGATCTCTACACTCCCATCGTCTAGAGTGACCATTTCAGGGTTAACAATTTCAATCTCTAACTCTTGCTCAACTGTATCCCCCTCTGCCATATCTATACCTTGGGGAGCGACAGTTATACCTTTCTCAATTGCCATACTTCACCTCTTAGTAATATCCAGCACTTCGACGTGCAAAATATCGTTGTTCTTCTGGCTCATCAGTAGGTAATCGAATAAACCCACCCTGTCGGAACCGCATTAGAGCCATGACGGTGGAGTCCACCAAGTCATCGTTACTCATAAACGGGAATCCCGCTATCTCTTCTACTACTTCTTCAGCCCAGCGTGTCTGAGGAACCCAGCACAGGCCAGACGCTACGATATCAGATACCGAATTCAAACGCGCTAGTTTATCACCTGACCCCCTATGCGGGGTATACTCTGATACAGGTAGCCCCATCCTACGCATTTCTTGGTACAGAGCCACACCAGAACTCTTCTTCTCCACGATAAACGAGTCAGGTTCCCAGTACTGATACTCTTCCATCGCTAGCTCTTTTAGCTCTGGAAACTCCAATCGTTTCTTAATACTGTTCAATAGTATTATATTATACGCATTCTCTTCCTCATAAAAGAAGACCCCCCACGTAGTTAATGCTGTAAAATCGGCTCTATTGTGCTTTTCTGCCGCAGCATCAAGGGACATTATGATGTATTCGCAAGATGGAGGCTCTTCACTCATCCATAAGTTCCACCACTCCCGCTTTACAAGTGCGGCTTCTTCAGCAGTGGGTTCTTGCTGGTACTGCGCGTTCCACTGAAATGTCGGCATAGACGCTTTAGTACGAAGTAACGCCTCAAGGTCAAAGAACTCAGGCCACAGGGGTTTCTCTACCAACTCTTTAGTCTCTGGATCTACAACCTCTAGTATCGCGGGAAACTCTACAACTTCAAACTGGTCAGACCGTTCATTCTGCGACATGTCCTTAACAACACGGCCTGTCAGGTCGTCCATATGCCATCGTGTCTGGATAATAGCTACACGACCCCCCGGCATCAGGCGAGTACGCGCACCGAACGTATACCACTCATACGCCTTCTCAAACACAGAGAAGTTACCGTTAATCACGTCCTGCTCAGAGTGTGGGTCATCTACCAGCAGTAAGTCTGCACCACGACCAGCTAGTGCGGAGCCTACACCACAGGCGTAATACTCTCCTCCTGCGCTAGTATTCCACCTACCCGCTGATTTAGAGTCAACAGCTAGCTTAGTAACCGGAAATATAGTCTTATATTCGGGAGTAGCGATCAAATTACGTACTTTACGACCAAAATCTACCGCTAAGTCGGTTGTGTGGGACACCATCATCACTTTTTTGTTCGGATTACGCCCCAAAAACCACGCTGGGTAGAAAATAGACACTAATTGTGACTTACCGTGACGTGGCGGGATGTTTACGCAGACACGATCCTTGTCCCCACGCTCAATCGCCATCAACATATCCGCCAGAATGCGGTGATGCTTACCCACAATAAAATCTGGCATCATAGCCTTGCAAAAGTCTATCAAATCGTCGTATGCTAGCTTGTTCTGCCGCCGTACTCCTAGCTCATCCACCATCTTCTCTATCTCAAGTATCTCATCCGCAGAGTACTCGTCCAGATTATCAAGAAGTAACTGGATTTCTTTCTCAGTAAAGTCAGTCGTCATAGTTTTCACTGCTTTCTGGTGCTTTAAGGCCCAATTCCGCATCAACATCTATGACTTCGCCGTCTAAGATCACCTCCTCGCCAAGCTCTTCAGGTGGATTTACCAACTTCTCCAGCTTACCGCGCAGTTTCATACGCAGGTCATCACTTGACTGGTGCGTAACAGTCACTTCAGACTTCTCAGAGAACAAACTTACGTCAGAAATCTTACCCAATAACTCTAAGGCACGTATCCTAGCCCTAACATCAGGGTTTTCCGTCTCTAGTATCAGCTTGTTCGTCACCAAGTGACGTATATGTGCGGCAGATTTGGCAACAGACTGCCCAAACTCCGTCAATATACTGTTAGTAAGCACTAACGAAGCGGGTGTAAGGGTGGCTGCACGTTTGTTATTGGCTTTTTTGGACGTTCTTTCGGGGTCTTCTGCGTAGGCCATAGCTAATTTAGCAGCTACGTCCTTGTCTTCCGCGTTAGGGGTGAGGTCGAACCCATGTTCTTCCAACTGTAGTGCAGTTTCAAACGCTGCTTGGGCGCGAACCGCTAAATCCATATGCCCAATATCAGAAGATACAGGAACTCCTACCTCTGGTTCTAATACAAAAGTCATCTTTACATCGCAGGTTATTCACCGAAACGCATATATACCAGAAAAAAATTTTTTTGACAAGTGTTTGGGACTCCTATAGGGGGGTGTTTGCTATATAGGGAACGGCCTCAAGCCAACTCAGAAAAATACGATTTGTTTGTGGAAACTAGTATATATAGGTAGCTGGGACTCCGACGCTGACGAAGCGGGGGGTGGGGGGTCGCGTGTGTCGCCCTATCAGAAACTCTAGACAGCTGTCTAGACCTTGCAATACCTATCAAACTATGGCATTATATAACCTCAGATATAGATATATCTGGGCGCAACCCAGCG